AGAGTGTAGAGCTTGCCGTCATTCTTGGCGTAGAACTTTTTGTTTCCACTGGCTGGAGTAGAAGGTGTGGATGCCTGTTCTTCTAGAGTTACAGCGTCTGTAAAAGTTTTGTTTGATAGGTCTTGAGTTTCTGTTCTACCTACAATTTCACTTGTGATACCGTGTGTGCTTGTGTCAGATGTGTGGTTTGTAAGGTCTGTAGTATTCCCCTCGATGTTAGTTTGAAGCTCATCGACAGCGTCTTTAACGTCTGTAGCAAGGAGGCCAGAAGTAGCATTATCATAAGAAATGGCGCTTGAAGCGTGAGCGCCTAAGCTGTTGTCTATGTGTGAGGTCAAATCCCCAGAGCTTGCTTTGCCATCAATTTGATCTTGAGCATTTGAGGACAAGCTGTTTATGTACTGAAACTCTGTGTTAGAGACACTTCCATCAGCTATTTTTGCTGCGTCAACACCAGCCTTTATCTCTTCATCTCCAATGTTTGAGACAGTGTTGTTGTCTGCATCTATAGTCTTATTAGTAACTGTTACTGAGTTATCTTGATCAAGTACAGTTTTCTCTCCAGAGCCGTCTCTAACGACTAAGTTTCCAGAACCATCATACTTTACTCCACCTGCTTCGGTGATAGTATCAGTGTTTTCTTTTAGCTTTAAGCCTTTTTTAATTTTAAATAGATCATTACTCATAGTTCACTTTCCCTATGTGTTTTTTTTTAACTCATTTTCCATTTAGTGTCAGAGTACGTCATAGAACAGTCATTGCCTGTGCTAGTACTCGTTGCTAATAATCTTAAGTTACTTCCATCAATATCCGCTGTAAAAGTAATCCCAGCGTCGCCGATATCGGCAATTGCTCCGTCAGCGATAGCTGCTGTAGTTCCGTTTGTAATGACGGAGATTCTTCCTGCTTCATAGTTAGTTCCACGTTTTAGTGAGTAGTTTATGTGGACTACGTCTGTATCTGCTACTGCCCATGTGGCTACCACAAAGTCTGTAGTGTCGTCTGTAATAGTTACTGCTGTACCAGAAATTAGTCCGTCAACTGATGCGCCAAGATCACTAATATTATAGCCGTCAATAGTTACACCTTCGTCAGCAGTAAAGTTTGCTGTAAAGTTTCCGCCTTCAAGCGTTATGCCCTTAGCATAGGTAGGGTCTCTGTAAGAAGACTCTCCCGCAAGGGCTACGTTAGCAAGCTTTCTTCTGCTTAGGCCTGAGCGTCTAAACGCTGATAAGTAGCTAGACCTAGCGCCTAAGTTTGGGTAGTCTTGACCGTCCTCGGTTTCTCCGCCCATGCGGGCAAGCTTAGCGTTGAACTGTTGCTGAGCAATGCTTTGAGATTCAACATCTCTTGCAATGATTCCCCAAGCGTGGGCTAGAGCCCCGTAGTACAAAACAATCCTGTCTCCGATGGGAAGCACTGGCTCATCAGTGTCTGCATCAAGTTCACTTGGCTCGACGACATAATCAATGTGAAGTGTTACCGGGTTGAGTGTAATGCTTGGGTAAAGTTCTACTTGCCTGTATCTGTCGGTTTCTGCCTCTGGTGTCCCAGGAGTTGGGTCAAAGAAATCCCTTGTAGAGTAGTTTGACGGGTAGCCTTCAGCTTTAGGGTTAGAGGTGATCATCTTTGTGATCTCTTGCCAACCTCTAGGTTTAACCGGGTCGGTATGCTTCGCATGCACAATTTCTACAGTCTCTTTAGCATCTACAGGAAGATCGACTCTGTCTCTCCAAATCTTGTAGGACTTTTCTGTGGCAGTGGTCCCAATGAAGTTTCCTGATAGTGTAATAGTGGCTGATTCAGCCGTATGAGCTGAAATGGTGTAGACTTCTTGCTGGCCATTTACGGAGAACTTGTAGCCTGTAAAAGAGCCCTCAGCGGCAGCTGGCGCTGCACTTAGAGTCACGGCAGTCGAGTCATGAGTGACTGATACTGTGCCTGATGCGTAGTAGCCCTCGTGAACAACTGAAGTAGACTTCTCAAGCCAGCGCCAGCGCTTAAGGGGTACAACTTCATCCAAATAAACCATATTTATAAGTCGTTTTACTTTATTTAGGGCCTTTGTGTCGCTCGATTGGACGCCCAAGGCTTCTAGGACCGCGTCTTGAATGTCTTTATATGTTTTTAAGACCTGGGCCATTATCTGCCTCCCGCTGTAGTAGTATACAACAGTACCCTACAATTTGAGTCTAGTGTTTGTACATAGACCCCGTCCATAATAATAGGTCTTCTAGAAAAGTCCGTGACAACAGGTTCTTTGCCTGTGGGGGAACTTAAAACAAGTGCAGGTGCGCCTGTCGAAGTTTCTCCAATTACGACTTCGTCACCGTTACTGTTTGGAATAAATATTGCATATTCAATTCGTACTTTGCGGTCAGTTGCAACGATTTCTCCAGTAGAGTCTATATACATTCTGCCTTTGGTGTAAGAGTTTGCCATTTAAAGCCCCCTTACTTGATGTATACAAAAACAGTTGCACCGTTTGTTACTTCAACTTCAATCCCTTTAGAATTTCTTATGCAGACGTCTTCAAATAGGTCGGTTGTGCCGTCAGCCTGCCACAAAACACTTCCTGTAGAAAGGCATTTAATATTGGCTGTGCCGTTAGTGTTGCCGATATACTTAACCGCTTTTACGTTTCTAATATCTGCAAAGTTTGAGTCGGTTGTGTCTACGAAAACTACGTTTCCACGTCTATAGTTTGCCATTTTATTTCCTTTTGTTTATTGCAAGTATTTCAATAAAGCGAGGGCTGGGCGGAGCCCCCGCTGAGAATAGGTTAGTAAGCGTTACGCTCCAGAAGAGCCAAAAACACCGTACGGGTGTGTAACACCAATTTTTTCTCTGTATCGAGACTTGTAAAGAATGCTGTCGTTGACAAAACCAGCGTCAGGACCAGCAGCCTTTGTTTCGATAGGCTTACGAGAGATAATGCGAAGGCCAGTTTCAGAAGGGTCTGAAGTTAAGAACCAAGCATCAGTATCAGTAAGGTGAGGAGAAGAAATAACAATTAGGTTATCTTCTTTCAAGCTGTTCATGTTGTTCACGTTAGTGATACCAGTAGAAGTTCCCTCAGCCGTAGCTGCTCTAAGCTCAGAACCAATAAGCTCCATTGCTAAGCGCTTTTCACTTGGGTGAACTACTAGATATTTTGGCATTTTACGGTAGATAATTCCACTGTCACCAATCATCTGAGTTTCAAAGTCCACAAGCATTTGCTCAAGAGAAGTATCAGACAAGTCAGCGTCTGCAGAAAGTCTGTTTCTCATTGTTCCACCAGAAGGTAGAGTGTGAGCAGTAGAAAACACAGCAACGCCATCAGCAGTAGTTTCAGTAGTAAAAGCGTTGTTAAAAATGTTCATTGCTTGGATTTCTTGTGACTCTCGGCCGGACTTAGCAAGCTTAGCTACACCGTCGGCGATAAAAGCGAATTTACCGTCGTCAACTGCTTCCTCAGAGATTGAAAAACCAAGACCATATTTTGCTGGCTTTAAAGTCTTAGAAGCACCTTGTGCTTGACTTTCAAAGCTGTAGTCTTGACCTTCAGAAACCTGATTAAACAATGGTAGGTCATGCATTTCTGTTGATTGCCAGATGTCTCTATCGTGAGCAACTGTTTTGAAAAGTACGTCTCTTCGGCTAGGGTGCTGTGCCAACTCAGAGCGAAAAAGCTCTTCGAGGGCTGGCAGCATGTCCGCGCCAAAAAGATCACTATAATTGTCTCTTAAAAATTTAGGTGCACTCATTATTCATTCCTCCTTATAGGCCTTCAGAGTTGTTAGCCAACTGGTGGTTGTTAATTACAACTACGCACTTAGCGAACTCACCGATTTCAGAGCCTTCTTCACGGCTTACGCCGATCAATCTCAAAGGAAGAGTTGAAGTGGTAGCACCAGAATCAGAGTCAAGCTCCATTCTAGATTGCTTGTATGTTGCGTTACCGGCAGTAGCTACGATATTGTAGTTAAGTCCGATATTAGTTTGGGCTAAAGTTGTGCCGTCATCAGCTTGGACAACAAACTTTTGTGCAGGATCATCCCACACGATAACTTCTTCCCCATCAGCTGAAGCGTATGTAGCTGCTACTCCGACTAGAGCCTCTGATGCAGCTGCGGCATCGACTTTGCCATCTGCTTCCATGTGAACAGCGTCACCTGGATAGATAGCGCCACCCGCAGTGTAAGGGGTCTCCCGAATAGCCCGCTCATAAGGTCTCAAACCTTTGGGTCTATCTGTATTTGCCATAATTTTCCTCCATTATGGTTGTTAAAAAAGACCCTCAAAGCCTATCTCCGAGGGCCTAAAATTACATTAACACAACTCTTTATTAATTATCTTCATAGCCCTCGTGGATCTTAACTTGATCTGCTACTCCGGCGTCTCTGGCTAATTGCTTCATTTCTGCTGCTTTAGCTTTATTAAAGCCTGCGTTAGCCTTATTCTTTTGGTCAACCTTCTTTCTATAGGCTGCAGTCACGTGCTTAGGTCGTACAGCTAAAACAAGGTCTCCTCTAGTCAGAACTCCTTCAGGGTCGATTCCAGCGAATGCGTCAATAGGGCTTTTGCCCTTTACATTGTATGGTCTCCACAAGTTCTTGTGTCTGTTTCCAGAGCTTCTGAAGGTCGAGATATTAATAAATCTCCAATCAAGACCCTGGTCCCTAAGCTCCTGCTTAAGGTCCGCAGAGAGACTTAATTGGTTGTTGTAAAATTCGTCAAATCCTGCTGCATCCCAAATAGGGTCTTTTTTCTTGGCCTCTTTTGGTTTTGCTTCTACAGGCTTTTTGTTCATTGGTTTCTTTTCCATGTCTAGCTCCTTACCTGTACCTGTTATAAGTGTCGCGTTCTGCGGCTTCTTCTAGGCCTTTTCGAACCTTTTCGTCGTTGATGTCTCTACCTAAAAGCTGGGCGATCATGAGGGTCTTCTCTGACACCTTTGCTTTTCTCTTAGAGCCACCTGCCGAGGCAGAAGAGCCTGACTTAGAGCCTGGTGCAGAAAACCCATCAGCGTCGCGCTCCGCGCTCTTCCTTTTAGCAGAAGGCACAAGCCCTGCTTTAGAGGCGGCACGTTGAACGGCTAACTCGTAGCCTTCGGCTGTTTCTTTCAAGCCTGGGCTGAGTTTTGCGTGTTCGTCTAGAACTGCTTGCCTCATTTTAGCGTCAGCTTGAATTTCTGGGTAGTCATTCGCTAGGCGTACAACTGTATTGTTCAGATCTCTTTCTTTTTTGAGTAGTTGTTGAGTTTGCCTTGGAGCTTCGCTCTTTAGCGCATCAATCTCTGCTCTCATTGCTTTGATCTGCTTTTCTTCGTTAGTCAAATACTCGTCATCGCTATTGTCGATTTGAGATTGACTCTTTGTTACTGCATCAACTACGCTTTGCATATTTTGTTGATACTGCTGATTCATGTCAGCCAACTGTTCCTGAAGCTTCGCCATTTCAGATTTAATCTCTGTTGGGTCAAATTCAGGAGTTTGTTGGTCTTGGTCTTGGATGTCTTCGTCAGCCATTTGTTACTCCTTTTGTTTGGGTTAGTAAGAACACCTTATTATTAAGGTATTCTGGTTAGTCTTTCTTCTTTTTCTTATTGCTACTTCCAAATAGGTCAGACAATCGGTCCTGAAAAGTTAGTCCCTTGCCTTCATCTTTCTTTCTTTTCTTTTTCCCTTCTGAAGATGATCTGCCGGAGGCAGCGTCGCTAACACTCTCTAGAAAACTTGGCATGGCTTATCTCCTTACTTCTTTGTCTCGTCTAGCTATGATGTCTCTCACGATTTTAACTGCGCCCTCGGCTCTGGCCTTGGCAATAACTAGGCCCTCAGGGCCATCTGTTAAATTATACTTCATAACTGCATCTTTATGGTTTTGGGCGTAGCCCTCAAGTACTTTAACTAGTGCAGGCCAGCCTGAGCTTTGCATCAGGTTCGCTAGCTCTTCTCTTTCCTCAGTTGTTAGCTTCATTCGGATTCTCCTGGATTAGGTGGAGCTTGCGTGACGCCTACGGCTTGCATATTGCCTGGGGTTTGTGTTGCCTGGGCGTTTAGCTGTTGCTGTTGGATTGCAGCTGTCTGAGCTTGTTGGGCTTGGATTGCTTGCATTAGGGCTCCAGCTTCCTGGGCTTTTGCGACTAGCGCTGCTAGCTCGTTTTGATCAAACTGACCATTTAGCTCGTCATTGGCCACAATAGTTTCAACTAGAGTTACAAACCCTTGCAAGTCTTGAGTTGGGTCAAGTGGTACGTCCACTCCGCTTAAGATTCTGTCTGCAATCTCTTGTGGACTGAACAGGGTCGGGACCTGGCTTGGCTCTCTAACAAACTTAGATACATCTTTGATGCCATTGACTTTAAGTAATCTTTTAATGGCTTCGTACCGCTCACGCGGACTAACTATCCCAAGTTGCAAGTCAATTGGGTTACCTGTGATTTGGTACATTAGGTTTGCTTGCTCTAGCAAGATTTGTTTGTTGGAGTTGGCAGAGTTGCCTTCTAGCTCAAAATCAAACAGTCCTGCGATCTCTTCTTTGGATTCGATCTGTGACCAGTATTGATTACCGTCGTCACCTAACAGTCTAAACTGAAAGCCTTGTGGTAGTCTGTCTTGAAGCATTGCGAATAGATATTTAAGCGCAGACTTCCAACCTCTGTTCATTCTTTTTAGGTAGATGTCTAAATTACTATTTGCCTCTCCGATGAGGGCTCTCGTTCCTGTGGCTGTGCGCGTAGCGCCCTGGCCGGCAACAATACCTAGAGAGATATCAGAAATACTTGTAAGTCTTTCGATTTGGTTCATTAAAGCTGCTTCTTCTTGGAAAGCGAAAGACGTTCTATTACCCATGTTAGGGAAAACAATATCCTGTGCTGGGTTATCTAGTGGAATAAGTGAGCCGGGCTCAAGAGCCATCTTTTCCTCTTTAGTGGAACTTGTAGTGGGCCTATAAAACCCCACTGGCATTGACGTTAGGATGCCAATGTCAATTCGAATATTGTGAATCGCGTCAATTTCTTTAGATATTGAATAAACAAGTTCAACAAGTCCGATAGGGTGCTTAGATCCGTTTCTTTTGTGAAACTCAATAGTGTGAAAAGGTCTCATGCCAGCTTTCATTACTCTATGTAAGTATGTAGCCCTAAGGATTTCCCTAGATTGGTGTTCAACGAATACAACAACATCTGAGTCAATTCCAGATCCGTCTACGTCCAGTTTTAGGTATGCCTCGTACACTTTGTACTTTTTCTTATCATACTCTACGTCTACAGGTCCGCTAGCAGAGATTTCATGCTCTGCTTGTTTTAGCATTCCTGCACCGTCAGTTGCTTTTAGTGTTTCTCCTGCTTTTATGACTTCTTCAACGGCCTCACGTCTAAAGATCTTTTGATCAACTAACGTCCAGAGTTCTGACGCTGTATACCAACAAGCTTGGATTACGGCTTCTGCGTCTTGAGGGTTTGAATCGCCTATGCAGATTACATCTTCAACTGGCACTCTTTCGATCATTGGTCCATTAAACTTCTCAATTACTTTTTCTACTTCGTACTCTACTTCTTTAGATACTGGAATTTCAATTGTTTCTCCAGTTTCCGGGTCTACAGCTGTGTCTAGAGTCATGACCTGTTCTGTTTCCACGTCCATGTACTTTGTGAACTCTTTGTGCCATCTGGTCTTTAAAACTCCTAGCCCTTTAGCACACCAATCCCAAATAAACCCGTCTATTTCTGCCTCGATACCCTGGTAGTTGTTGCACCAATCTGTAACTGCGTAGTTCATAAGAGCTTCGACTAATGGGGCTCTGTCTGCGTTAGCTGCTTTTCTTGCTCTGACGTTAAACGCCGGGTCTACGCCAATAAGGGCTGAGTTCATCCGAGCATGAAAAGTCTTCACAATTGTTAGGGTTGTTGGTAGATGTAGAGTTGAAGACCAGTCTGTAGCTTGAGGGTATATACTTTCCAGAAATTCATCTAAATCTTTCATATACTCTCGCTGTCGCTCTAGCCACTCTGCCCTATCCGCATCAGCGTTAGACCACATTTCTGTGACCATTTGACCGACTTTCATATCCTCTAGTTTTTTTGCGAGTTTTTGAGGGATCTGGTCTCTCAGGCTGGCTGTGACCTGGACTTCTTCTGAGTCCTTTAGGGTTGATTCTCTGCCCTCGTTGACTATTTCGGTATCTTGCTGGTAGATCGACATTTATCCTCCTGCCGGAACGGCACAGAGGTTATTATACATCTATTTGTTTTTATTTATTTTCGGTGATAAGTTCCACTCCAGGGGCTCCGCCCAGACCTTTTTATTTTTGGCCTAGTAAGTCTTTCTGTCATCAGGCTTATATTAGTTGTTAAGCTATACTTGAGGCAAGCAAGATAGTCTCGGTTGGAGATTTCAAGCTTATTCTTGAAGCCCTCATGGCCTCGTTGCTTTTGCCATGTGCAGGCCTCTATGTCGTTAATAATACCTTTGCAGGTGTTAAAGATTGCTAATACAGGGACTTTTCTGCCGAACTTGTCTTCCTCTAGTGGAATTTCTAGTACCTGCATAATTCTTTGTATGAAGTCTGTGTCGCTTTTTTCTTTAAAGTCCGTGGTCCTCATTCTTACGCCTTGTTCTCTTAAAACTTCTGCGAATGATTTATTACCTTCTCCCCCGGTGGTCGGAATATTACTCATAGAATCGCAAAGAATATCCATGACGTTGTAGTCTCTATACCAATCCCTTAATTCCCTAGCAAACTCCTTCGGAGGGCTTTTGCTCTGCAGTTCTTTTATGTAGTAGAGTCTGCCGTCTCCTACGGAACCTACCATTACTGCTGTGTGTGCTTTTGAAAAGGCAGGGTCAATCGCTATCACTACAGGTTTGCCTGCTGGCCAGGGGAAAGGGTCCATCGTGTGGGTATCTTCGTGAAATAGGTGAGCTAAGGCTAAACTTTCTAGGTGTACCGGGTGTCCTTCAATCCTTGCTTGTTTTTCTTTGTCGGATAAGTTACGCTCAAAGTTTTCCAGGTAGCCATCGGCTAGGTTTCTTTCGTTTACTCTGGTCGAGTACCTGTGGAGACCGATGTCTGGTCTTTCGCCTTTTTGGGCAGGTAGTATTAAGTCATTGTACATCCAGGGTTGTCCCAGCGGTGTTCCGATGAATAGCATCTTTGGTTTTACGCCCCGTTGTCGCGCTCCGCGCAGCAAACCAGTGAAGCAATACTTGGGGCAAGGCTCATCGAAGATGGCTGCTGTTAGTTGGATTGATTCAAAAGCCATTGGCTCTTGCGAGTGGGACATGAACTGTATCTTTGAGCCGTTTTTAAATTGTATTTCGGTGGTGTAGGGTCTGCCCCTTTTATTTAACTGTACTTCTTCAAAGTCAAACCATTTCCTGGCCTCTGCTACAAATACGTCGTCCGCTTTTTGAGGTAAATCTAGAACCACCACAACAACCGCAGGTACTTTAGTTTGTTCTTTTGTTATAGGGTTATACCCTTTTGCAATCCAGAAAGCTTCTTGAACACCGAGAGTACTTTTTCCTGAGTTGTGTTGGACTACGTAGTCGTGTTTTAATATTAGCCTGTCCTTGTCTACACTAAACCCATAATAAGCCCCTTTTCCTTTTGGCTCTATTTTAAAAGGTTCGTGGCGCGCTTCGCGCTGGTACTTGTAGGCTTTAATTTTTTTGTGTGGTAGCCTTACTGGGATGTCCCATACATCCCCAATTATATTTACTCTCCAGTAGTCAGTTCCCTTAATATTTTTTGCATGCATAGTTGTCTTAAACCCTAGGCTATTTGCAATTTCTTTTATGTCTTCTGCAAGCTGTTTTCTTTTTTGGACAATTTCATAATATTTTGCTTGAGACGCGTAGCCATCGGTGTCTATTAGACCCGCTAAAAGTTCTAGTCTTGTTTTTTTATCATTTATTTTATATACCTGAGGGACGTGTTTGTTGTTTAGTACTTCGTACCCTCTGAGGTGGTTTAAGAGTTCGTTTTTTCCGTTGTTGCTTAGGCAGTACGTTTTTGCTTTGCCTGTTCGTTTACTTAATACCCTTACGTTGTAGTCCGGGTAAGCACCAAGCCACGCTTCGCGTATCTCTTTATCCATAGTAGTTAGATGTGTTTCTCTGCTGGTTCCATCTCCTAGCCACAAACCTAAAATATAGGGGTCTATTTGTACTTCTTTTTTGGGGTACTCAATTCCTGGGGCTTTCCATTGGTAGGCTACCCTTTTCCAAGCGTCGCTTCGCTCCAGATATTCGGCTACTGTTATTTCTTCATATAATTTTTTTTGGGGCTTTCCCTGTCCGGGTTTCTTCCAGCTGTAAAGACTTAGGACGTGTGATTTGTTAACGATGTAATTTTCTGTATGCTTGGGCTGTACTTCGTACATTTCTTCGGTGCCAGTGTGTGTCTCTTGGATGGTGCGCGGAGCGCCGTCTGGTCCCATAAGCTTGTCGCCTGGGCGTAAGTCTTCTACAGGTACCGTGGTCCCATCATACATTCTAAACTTTGTCCCCTTAGCCCAGCATCCATTCCCCGATGTAACAACTCTTATAGGGCTTGGGTCTGTGTGGACTTTTAGCTGCCCTTCGTTAGGGACATACGCAGGTCTAGCTTTTAGAAGTCTTCTCTTCTTTTCTTCTAGCGCTTGTATCTTGGCTAGCTTTTGTTCTTTTGTTAGGGCCATTAGTGCTCCGTGCTATTTGATTCCAAGAACTCCAGTTCTTCTTCCTCTGATCTTATTATAGCATCAAGCTCTTCGTCTGGCAAGTCCGCATATTTATGTGTGACTTCTCTGTGCTCTGTTGCTTTACCTTCGGTTCTATCGATAATGTCCTTAGCAGCTGCGCTTGCGCGCCCCTCGTCTCTGGAAGCGATAGCTGTTGTGAGTTGTCTTGCTTGCACAAGGGCTGAGTACTTTTCTCTAAGCTCCTTGGAGGTCATTCCCCTCATGAGGTCCTTTTTTATTGCTGGCAAAATCTTTTCCTTGAAGTCCTCGAACTCGACAAGATCTGATATAACGCTTGTCATCTTAGTCTCGGCTATAGCTCCGGTCTTTTCTCTGACACCCCTAGTCCTGTGTTTTGGCTTCGCCTTATTTCTTCCCGACATCCTGTTTTCTCCTGTACCTGGGCGCGCGTCAGCGCCTGCTCAAGGACTATTTTAGCACTGTTTGCTGTGAATAGGTGCGGCGAAGCCGCTGGGCTGGTTTTCTTGTGTTATTTCAGCTATTTACAAAGAAAATGCACTTTTTTTATTTTTTTTAAAAAGTTCATCCACTTTTTAGTGCTTTTTTCTGAATTTCGGCCCGCAAATGGGGCCAGGTACCACTAACCGGGACTGGGAGGGAGGAGGGTACCGGCACCGGGGGTCAAAACTTATGTGTATGGCTATCTATGCGGAATCACTAGGGAATATACTGTATATGCACTGCTAATATGTATAAAATCTAGGAATATTCGGGTGATTCAATGATTCCAGGGGGTTATGGGGTAGACCTGAGGGGTATGAAGGGGCGAAAGGCCAATGATATCAAGGGGTTGCAGGTTCAAACTAATTTTGGGTATAGTATTGTAATACAGTGCCAAGGTAAATTGGCACGTGTAAGTTTAGTGTAAGTAAATGAAAAATTTGCGCTTGCTTAGCTAAAGTTATGGACTTGTCCGCCGATAAGTATATATAAGATAATTAAACAAGGGAGACCATACGTGTATAACTATAGAATAGAACCGCTAGCGGGACTTTATATTGTAACTATTTTCACCGGTGACAATAAATTAAACAGGCAAAAGGCTTTCAAAACTTACAGAGAGTGTTTAGAGGTGGTACAGTTACTGCAACTAAACATCCGTAACGAAGATAAAACACTTAAACTAAAGGTAGGGTAAAATGAATTTTCAAGAGCTAACACAATTTCAACTGAATGCTATGCGTAATTGGGTTCTAGGCTGTAGCGTTGACGAAGAAGATTTCGATTATATTGAGTCATTTGCGACTGATCACGAAATCTATACTTACGTAAATAAACATTATAATGGCGGGGTTACAAGCTTTCTAAAGGAGGTAAAGTAATGAAAACAGTACTAATTATATTAGGTCTATTTAGCATAAACACTCATGCACAAGACCTTTACGGTCAAGACCAAACAACAACTATTAACGTCTATGAAATAGGCCTATCAGGTAAAGCGCATCAAACTATTGACATGAGCGAGATCGAGCTAACACATCAGAACGGTGAAATTAAACAAATAATTAAATATGATTTTGACGGTGATATCGAGATCTTAGAGATCGGGGAGGAATGAATGAAAAAAACAATATTAAGAGCGTTTGATTCAGACGATCAAAGAGACGTGTTTATAGAGTTTAATTCTAAAGAAGAGGCGATCGAGTTCCTTAAGGGGCGGTCTTATCTGTTGTGGGTTGAATTGATTGAAGTGGACTAATTTTTATAGGAGAAATAAATGAAAGTAGTAAATTTACTTGAATGGGGCAGCACAAAACACCGGAACGGTGGCTACGAAGGTCTTGAGAATGCTAGTAAGGCCGAGCATTGTAGACACTTGGCAAAAATTTATAAAAGTCCCGTGCATATTAGTAGGATTGAAAATAGAAATTTTAAGAATAAACAAGGAGAAATTAATGAACAAATCAGAAATTTTTAAAGCATTAGAAAATTTTAAATTGTGGGACCTTGGATTTAATAAAAGAAGGCCCTTAAACCGGAAGTTCAGACTATTAGACGGAGACGGTAACGTAACAGCACTATTTATTGAGGTTATGCAAGTCGATCACTGGAGGAAGTTCAATGCGATCGGACAACATTGCCAACCCGAAACCTCTCTCGATATTGGGGACGCGATTGAATCGGCTTTGAGAGACGGCTTCCCGACTCTCTATTTGTACCCGGAATCTTAATCACTGAATCGGAAGGCCCTATTAAGGGCCCTTCGTTTGAATGATTAATTAACCAATAAACAAGGAGAAGACTAATGAAAAACTTAATAGACTTGACGATAACAGAAATAAAAACAGACACGTTTTCGGGTGAAATTTTTGCATCAGAACTTGGTGTTGATTTGCCCGGTGGGGACGACACTCTAAATTTTGAAGGCTATTATTCTGTTGAATGGGACGGTGATCTGCCTCAAGTAATTATCGAAGGTGTTGATGTGCATTTTAAAAAGTCTGATTTTGAGATATCTTTAAATAGACTTAAGGTGGCCGAGCTAAGCGAGTGGATCGAGCAGAACGGGCCACAACTCGATTGGTTGGCGGACCGTCAAGCCGCCTTGTCGGACTATTATTACGACGCCTACCGAGATGGTCTATTCGATTGATTTTAAATTTTTATTGAGAGTTTTTATGGTCCGGCTACGTTCGGGCCTTTTTTTATGTCTTAATTAGCCCTAAATTTTGTGTGATTTTAGGTGTTTAGCTGTTTTAGGCGCTAGCCTTGGTTTTAAGGCTTTTAATTTTTACCTAAGTCTAGACCTGCGTTATTTAAAGCAGCCCCTTAGAATCGATTCTCGAAAGCCTCGTAGTACTAACAAATAATATATTATTTACTTGCATTCAATGCATCATTTGTGCCAGAATAAAATATGTGCCAAATCAATTTTTGTGCCAAATCAAGAACCGTACCGGCATATTTTTTGAATAGAAAATTTTTTGAAAAACTTAAAATTTCGGTATAGCAAAATAAAAGTCCCACTTAACGCAAAACACAAATTTAATTCACTTTTGGAAAATAAAAGTCCCACTTAACGCAAAAACTCAATTTTCCTTGAATATCATTTTAGGTTTATTAAATGCTGTGGAGGCTTTGTATCCTTTAGGTATATTACTTCCGTCTGGCATCTGCTTTGGGGTGCCTATGAGGGTCTTGGATACCTCCTGCATCCGTGTAGTCTCGGGGTCGTATTCTAATAATATAGAGCCCGGCTTTGCCAGCTTATGTCTTGCCACCTCAAGGGTTAGCTTTGAAATGTTAGGGATGTTTGTGTTTTTAACCCTTTCTAAAATCATTAGGTTATCCAGTGCTTGACCGATGGCGGCTCCGCCCCGGAGTGTTGATAAGCTCAGTGTTTCCTCATCCCTCAGGGACCTTGGTTGCACGATAAGTGAAATGTGGATATCTAATTCTTTTGTCAAACTTTTTAATTTTTTAATGAGTCTGCTGGTTGCTTCGTAGTCTTCTTTTAAAAGCATGTAATGAAAATGGTCCATAAGAAAAAAATCTACACCTATGTCCTTCATTTTTTTAAACCAGTTTTCCATTTCTTCTATTGGGAAATAGCCGTACCCAGGAGAGAAGAACAATTGCCAATCTTTCGTAGTTTCTCTAAACTCTCGTTGCATATCCTCAGATATCTCGGCTGTCCAAGCGTTAATTCCAAGCGCAATAGAGAGTAGGTTCGGGATAACTTCTGTGGCTGGGGATAGCTCACGGCTAGCGTAACCATGCGCAATATTTCTTTTGAGGTAGGAGTGTAGCAGCACGTGGAGAAAAGTATTTTTTCCTGTTTTTGCTTGGGCCATGAGGACGGTAAGCTCACCTTTTCTAAGACCTCCTCCGAGTAATTTATCCAGTCCTTCAACGCCTGTGGGTTCACCTTTTACTCCTTGTTTATCGTTTAAATATTCAAATGTCTCTCCAAGTAGTTCAAATGCAGATATGTACTCTGGGTTTTCTGGCTTTTCTTTTTCTTCAAAAGAATATTTAAGCTCTCTCTCGTACATTCTTTCAATTGTTTTGATGTCAGCATTGTTAATATACTCTGTGCCCCAACCGTCGGGGTAAGTTCTCTCCGCCATTTCATCAATTTTGCTTATAACTTCATCTTGGGTGTAGCCTTGCTCTCTCATGTTGCCAACCGCTTTAACAAGTGAGTGGTGTCTGTGCCCTTCCGGTGCCCCCTCTACTAATAGTTCTAGTGTGCTTTTCCATAGCTGTCCTCGTTCACCTTCAGGGGGCTCAACTCTTACAACCTCTGGCTTGTCTGGAGCTTTTGTGGTTTCAACAAGTCTACCTTCGTTGATACTTACTACCTCAGGCGATGGGAAAAAGAATCTAGATGCATCTTTACACGCCTCATCAATAAACGGGTACGTGCTTTGAAGCTCCTTAAATGTTGCTTTAAAGTCTTTATCTGTTGTTATGGGTTCGTTTAGAAACAGAATTACTCTGAATCTGTCCGCCACAATTCCGTTCTTTGGTTTTTGGTGGTTGCGGCTTGTTGCTATGATGTGTTTGTAGTCTTTGAATAACACTTTGGCTTTGTCTAGGCTGCATCCTTCATCAATATCTAGAGCTATGATTTCTGTCCTGATAAATTCTTTAATGCTTCTACGGCCATTGTTGTACTCACTGGGAGACCACTGCTCTTCAGAGGCTAGCGCCGCTATCTCATATATGTCCTTGGTGTTGATAACGTCAACAACTTTACCTAAATCACTTTTGTCAATAACGGAAATCTTCACATGTGTCTCCATATTTTTCGGTTTTTAATTCGATTTATCGTACTTCTTGATACATTAAACTTTTTCATTAGCTTAGTTGTATTCTTTGCACTATTTCTTATTTCATTTATGTTGTTTTCATTCAACTTACTTCTCCCATGTTTTTCGCCTTTGTTGCATGGCTGAAAACGTAAGCCGTGTTTTACTGCGTGATGAATATTCTGCTGTCTAGTACAGTATTCTAAATTCTTGAGGCAGTTGTTGGTTTTGATTGTGTCTTTGTGGTTCACATCTAAGGACGAAATTCCTACAAAAGCTTCTAGAACGAGTCTATGTACGTATTTTTTATGAGATTTTTTATTCCGTCTTAAAGATACCTGCATATACCCTTTCCCATTGTTAAGTGGGCGTAAAACTTTTTTGCTAAGCAAACTATAAACATCCCCTTGGGAACTTATAATATAATTCGTGTAGGTAGGGTGAACTTTCCATGTTGTACTTATTCCAGCGTCCATGTTGGTTCCTTTAGTTTTTTAAGAATTAACTCTATTTCATAACACCCTATTGCGTGTTTATTTGGTGGGATGCTGTAATCATATCCATGATCATTATCTAATAGCCTTTCAACTTTATATCCATTTATTGGTAGTGAGATTTCAATTTCTCTTAGTAATTTAGCGGGCGTATAAAATCTTTTATGATCTCTATTATATCGGCTGGGTAGCCTTCTTTTCTTTTCATACCTCGTTTGACTAGGTACCGTTACAATCATATAGCCACCAACTTTAAGTACTCTATACCATTCTTGGATAGTTTGAACATAATCCTCGATGTGTTCTAGGCAGTGACTTGAGTGAATGAAGTCCATAGATTCTGTTGGGAATGGAAGCTTTACTCCATCGTACCCTGGATAATCAGTATCTACTCCGATTGCGTTCTCGACAACTGGATCTATATTATTGTGGTAGCCCCTGTACCCTATATCTAAGCCTTTACCTTTAAAGTACTTGTCATAGTCAGAGATATAAGCAGGAAAAACCTGTCTTCTTAAGTTGTTCTTTCTTGTTTCTTCCCCTTGTCTTGGCATTGGCTTTACTTTTGAGAGTGTGTCTCTATCTGTTGTCATTACCTAACCCCTTTTCTTGGTACTCGATAAGAAAGCTTATATTACATTTTACATGATAGAGATGGTTGAGTCCAGACTCCGGGTCTATATCTTCCCCTGAAATCCATGCATACAAATGACGTAGTGCTGCCCCGGCAGGGCGCATCCAGTCCATTCCCTTCTTCCAATTTGAGCGACCATATTTGTTGGCTCCAAAGCCTAGTGCTTTAGCTTCTCCTATAACCGCAGACATCGGGATCATTGTGGGGTCTGGTTTTTCATTATCAAACTTTAGTGCTTCGGTGCCGGAATCTTTTGTTTCAGCCTGAATGACCACTCCTTTTAGCCCGTTGTCCGTTAAATTATAGTCGTACATATTATTTCCATCTCCTTTTGATTGCCTTAATGTTCTGTTTTATTATTAGCATGTGATGCCAGAACGATCTTTGTAGGTCTGGGTTACCCTGAGCCTGGAGAAGTCGTGTGTATGCTTCTCTCATATTTTTGTTTTCGATTTCTAAAGCTTCTTGCTTCGTGATATATCGTCCCATTTTCCTTGCCTGCTCCCTGCAGCTTTGTGTCCTATAACTTGTTTGATTGCATCTATAAATTTTGAGGCCCTCATTTGTGTAACACATTTGTAGTCGTTGTAGGGGCATACCTTATAGTCATGAGGTAATATACCTTTTTGTGTATGTCTGACTAAATATTGCTGTTTTGTTTCGCATCCACTACATTCCAACTCTTTGTCTGGCTCCACCACTATGGTTTTGTGGTATTGTTTGCCGTTTCTATATGGCACCCTGTAGTTGGGGCTGATACTAGTAAACCCCGCTACCACAGGAGTGTCACTCATGTAAGCTAGGTGAAGAAGTCCGTTATCTACACCCGCAATAAATTTTGCTTTTGAAATTATTTTTAATGCTTCAGGGATTGAAGTCTGATCTCTAAGGTCAACACCTGGAAGGTCGTGCCCTGTAAACGAAGCTTTGTTCTTTGCTCCATTCCCTAGATCATTGCCTTTCTTCCCTAAATAAACCGGAGTTATCTCGCTTTGGATCATAAATCTGGCCACTTCTTCAACTTCGTTGGTAGGCCAAGCCCTTACACGGGCAGTGTATCCAGTGCAGAGGATTCCGTACCTCTCAGGTATATCATAACTTGATACATCAGTATTTGTCAAATCGGGTTGCGGTAGATTCCACAGCTCTTTGTTTTCTGGTAGCTTATGAATTAAATTTAGGAATCCATATTCGGTTAAGTGTGGTTTCGATGAAGATAATTGAGTGGGCTTAAAGTCCACGTACGGCATGGCCTTGCACCAGTCTCTTTCTATCCAGCCCTCATATGCTGACATTGGCATTAGGTGTATCCTGTGCCTCTTGTCTTTGAAAACTAAATCTAATAGCTCATATAAGTAATCGTGACAGAAAACGTACTGCCTTACGTGCTGAGTCTGTTCGTATAAATAGAGAATGGCTGGGAGGCGGTTGATCATGTCTCCCAGTCCGCCGTACTTTAATAGTACGCACAAGCTGAACTCTTCTAGTTGTGTGCCATCCCTAAACATAGTGTCCTCAGCTCCGCCGCTTCGCGGCAGTTTCTTACTCAGCTCCGCCGCTTCGCGGCAGTTTCTTACTCAGCTCCGCCGCTTCGCGGCAGTTTCTTAC